GAAGAGATGCTTACAAGGATATGATTATACGGATCTATAATTTCAAAAGAAAAAATAAAATAAATTTTATATGAAAGTAAAAATCGATAAAGTAAAAGAGAACAGTAGCAATCCTCGATTTATAAAAGACCATAAATTCAGAAAGCTAGTAAAGAGCATAAAGGACTTTCCCGAGATGCTAGAAAAAAGACCTATCGTAGTCGATGAAGATTACGTAGTACTCGGAGGGAATATGCGATTGAAGGCGTGTAAACAGGCGGGGTTAACTGAGGTGCATATTAATGTAGCTGAGGGATGGACAGAGGAACAGAAGCAGGAGTTTATTATAAAAGATAATTCCTCTTTTGGCGAGTGGGATTGGGATACTCTTGCGAATGAATGGGATACGGAAAAGCTAGAAGAATGGGGATTAGATTTGCCTGTATTAAATGAGAAAGCTGAAATAGAAGAAGCTGAGATCGAGTTTAGCGAGTACCTAGATGAATCGCATAACTATGTAGTATTGACTTTCGATAATGACATTGATTGGTTATCTGCTCAAACTCATTTCGGTTTAAGTTCGGTTTATTCTAAAAGACAGAATGGCAAACCCTGGTCTAAGGGCATAGGAAGGGTTGTAAATGGTGCAGAATACCTTAAAGGTCTAAAGGATGGATAACATATATATTATATCTTACAAGAGACCTGATATAGTGCGGACTTATGATTATTTAAAAACAGGGCATATTGTTGTGCCTGAATCTCAGGCTGAAGATTATCGCAAGAAATATGGAGATGCCGTATTAAGCATACCTAATGAGAAAGATGGATCGGAATGTATAAAGAGAAATGCGGTTATTGATTTAATTACAGAGAGGCATCAGGATGGCATAGGTTGGATGTTGGATGACGATTTAGATTATATTAAAAGAAAGAAAGAAAGTAATAAATTAACCGGAGATGAAGCTCTAGAGACAATGGAGACTCTCGAGATTTTAATGCGAGATGCTGACATAAAATTTGCAGGTTTTGATTATAGTGAAGACAATATGAAAAACAAAGATTATGCCCCTTTTAGTCTTACTAAGTTTTTTTGCCAAGTGGTTTTGTTAGATGTATCCGATGGCTTGAGATATGACGAAAGAATGCGAGTAAATGGGGACTTAGATTTTTGGGTACAAAAAATGCAAAAGAACAGAAGAATCTTAAAAATAAATCAATATGCTGCAATTTGTTATGGAGAAGAGGGAGGTGCAGGATCTGTAATAGGATGGGATGAATCAGATAGGACTAAGGCTCATAATTTCATAAACAAAAAATTTGGTTATCCTATAACAACTTGGAACAAAACAAGGTGGGAATATAAAACACCAATTAAAGGAGTATGAAGATATACAGTCCATCTTATAAGCGATCAAATGGTTTAAAAACTCACAAGTTAATTCCTAACGTAGTTTATTGTATTGACCCTAAAGAGGAAGAGGATTACAGAAAGCAAGGAGTGAATTTGCAAATCCTACCGAAAGGAATTCAGGGTAACATATCTAGAGTAAGGAATTACATAAAGGATGAATTAATAAAAGACAAGGGACTTATAATAGATGACGACATAGAGGCTATTAAGATATGGGATACTAAAAATAACAACCCTTACCCTAAACCTATAGAGGACATCGAGGAGTTTTTCGAAATGGCATTTAATTTATGCGAGGAGTCACAATGTAAATTATGGGGCGTTAATATAGTAGGGGACAAAGGATCATATCGAGAGTACACACCTATTAGTTTCACGAATTGGATCTCGGGTAGCTTAATGGGTTTTATAAATAACGATTGCAAGTTTGATGAAAGGATACCATTAAAGGAGGATCTAGATTTCTCATTACAGACACTAAATAAGTACAGAAAGCTATTAAGAATTAACTACGTACATTTGATCAAAAAGGATCACGGAAACTTAGGAGGGTGTGCAGATTATAGAACTGTTGCTAAGGAGAGAGAGCAGTTTAAATTGTTCCAACAGAAATGGGGAAGTGATATAGTAAAAGAAGATTTAACTCAGAAAGGGAAAAAGAAAAAAAGTTACGATATTAATCCGATAATAAAAGTACCAATTAAGGGAGTATAAAAATGGACAAAACGGACACTATAAAAAAGGCAGTACTAGAATCTTTAGAAAAATCTCTAGGGGTAGTAACAACTGCAGTTAAACAGGCGGGAATTGCTAGGAGTACATTTTACGAATGGTTAAAAGATCCTGAGTTCAAAAAGGAGGTTGACGATATTCAGAACATTGCTCTAGATTTCGCAGAATCACAATTGCATAAACAAATCAGGGATGGGAATACATCAGCTACAATATTCTATTTAAAGACTAAAGGAAAGAATCGGGGGTACGTTGAAAGACAGGAAGTAACAGGAGCAGATGGGTATCCTGCCGAAATAGAATTAAACATCATAAAAACGAATGCGAGTTGATACGAACGTAGTTTGTGAGCATTTAGTTAATTCCGATAAAAAAATTACTGTAGAGCAGGGAGGAACGAGATCAGGGAAAACTTACAATATTATTCTTTGGATCATCTTTCATTACTGTGCTAGGAATAAGGGGAAGATTATAACAATTTGCAGAAAAACTTATCCTGCACTTAGAACCTCAGCAATGAGGGATTTTATTACGATACTTAGAGAGAAAGGAATATATAGAGAGGAAGATCATAACAAATCTTCTAGCGAGTATCGATTAAAAGGAAACTTAATAGAATTTATATCATTAGATCAACCACAGAAAGTTAGGGGGAGAAAGCGTGATTTATTGTTTATCAATGAGGCGAATGAATTATATTTTGAAGATTGGCAGCAGTTGATATTCAGGACACAGGAAAAAATAATATTAGACTATAATCCATCAGACGAATACCATTGGATTTATGATCGAGTAATAAACAGAGAAGATGCAGACTTTTATCAGACAACTTATAAAGACAACCCGTATCTTGAGGAAACTATTATTAATGAGATCGAACGCCTTAGAGATACAGACGAGGAATATTGGCAGATATACGGATTGGGAATTCGAGGAATTTCTAAATCAACTATCTTCAGATTCGCAGAAGTAAACACGATCCCTGAGGATGCTAAGTTTTTAAGTTATGGGATTGACTATGGATTCACTAATGACCCTACAACTATTATCGGGGTGTGGATTAAGGATTACGATTTATACTGTAAAGAGTATTTATACCAAACGATGATGACTACGATAGACATCCACAGGAAATTGCAAAGCCTAAACATAAATCGGGAAATGATCTTTGCGGACTCAGCAGAGCCTAGATTGAATGAAGAACTAAGGAGGATGGGTTGGAATATTAAACCTAGTGTAAAGGGCAGAGATAGTGTGAATGCGGGAATAGATCTATTAAAGAGACATAAGATAAACATATCTAGCGACAGTAGTAATATGGTGCAGGAGTTTAGAAACTATAAATGGAGAGAGGATCGAAACGGAAAAATACTAAACATTCCTGAGGATAAAGCTAATCACACCGCTGATGCATTAAGGTATGCCACCTATTCGTTATTGAGTAAACCTAACTTCGGTAAATACGCTATACGATAAAATAGTTATCAAAAAATTTGGATAATTAAAATATTTGTTTTATATTAGTACTATAATTATGGGAGATTAATTTCTCTGAAACTGCCCCCGAGCATTAGGACCGGAAAGTGAATGAAAACCCTGATCTCCCCTCTAATTATAAAAAGCTGAAAAATGGTTACAGCTACTCGTAGACAAATCAAAAGACCTATTAATTAAAACAATATAACAATGAAAAATCAAACACACAACGGATGGACTAACTATCCAACTTGGAGAATTAATTTAGAAATGATCGATGACCTAGATACTGATCATTGGACAGATTTCATAGAAGATAATAGAGGATCGGATATGCTTACCTATAATCTAGGGCAGGAGATCAGAGAATACGTAGAAGAAAAGTTTTATAGCGAATGTACTACAGAACAAGACCTTATATACCAATACGCATTAGCATTTATCAATGACGTAAATTGGAGAGAAATTGCAGATCACGTATTAGACACTTACAAAGAAAACTATTGGTGCGATAATTGTGGAACTAGATTTGACGAGAGGTATATGTCTAATTACTGCTCAAGTGAATGTGCAAGAGAATATGAGTTACTAGCCACTCATTCAAAAGGCTAAGTTTCATTTTTTTTGGTTTAGTTAATTGAGGGGGGTGCAGAGATGTGCCCCTTTTTTTTTAAATTGCATACAAATAGCGTTATAAGATTATGAAGATCACAGTAAACATTCCCGAGAAACTATCGGATATTACTCTAGAACAGTATCAGAGATTTCTAAAAGTCGCAGAGGCAGAAGATGTAGACGATGTTTTTTTAATGCAGAAAATGGTACAGATCTTTTGTGGAGTAAAGCTAACAGATGTATTTTATTTTAAGATTCAGGACGTAAGGAACATTATTAATGAGATCAACAAGGTGTTATTAGAAGAGCCTAAGTTTCAACAGAGATTTTCTTTTGAGGGCGTAGATTATGGATTTATACCTAACCTAGATGACATTAGTTTTGGCGAGTATATTGACCTAGACGAAAATATGACTAGTTGGGATTCGATGCATAAAGCAATGAGCGTTTTATATAGACCAATAGAAATGGAAAAAGGAGACAGATATACTATTAAAAAGTATGATGGCATAGAGAACGAGGATACTATGAAAAGGACTCCCGTAGATATTGCATTAGGAGCATCGGTTTTTTTTTACAATTTAAGAAACGAATTACAAAGAGCTATCCTGAAATATTCATCGGATCAGATGGAGGAACTGACCTCTCAGCAACGGGAAATTTTGCTTCAAAATGGGGTTGGTTTCAGTCACTATATTCTCTCGCTCAGGGAGATATTAGAAGACTTGGAAATATCTCAGAACTAAGGGCACACGAATGTTTTTTAATGTTAGCATTTGAAAAAGAAAAAATAGAATTAGAGAACCAATTATTAAATAAGAAATGAGTAACGAAGGATCTAGAGCATACTATTTAGTATTAGATAAAATTAAAGATCAATTATTAGCAGACCCTAATGTAAATAAAGTTACTAGGGGAGAAATTGCAGACATAGATCTCGATAAGCAAACAATGTATCCTTTGTCGCATATCCTGATAAATAATACGAGTTTCTCTGATAATATAATTACATTCAATATTAGCGTAATCTCGATGGACGTAGTTGATTCTAGTAAAGAAAGAGCAACAGATTTATTCGATGGGAATGATAACGAAGCTGATGTTCTAAATTCTCAGTTACTAGTGCAGAATAGATTATATCAGGAATTAAAAAGAGGAACGATCTATACAGACCAATACCAAATAGTTGGGAATCCTACTTGTGAGCCTTTTACAGATCGATTCGCAAATAAGGTAGCGGGATGGGCAATGACTATGGATGTAATTACTAAGAACAATGTAAAATTACCTTCTTGTGACTAAATTTAAGAGCATTTCCCGAACCCTAAATAGCTTTGCTAAGGAAGTTATCATAGAATCTAAGAAAGAGTTGCAGAGTCAAGGAAAATCGAATACAGGGGCATTAGCTAAGAGTTTAGGTTATGACCTCAAAATAAATAACGATGGGTTTCTTTTGAAGTTCCTAGATACTAGAGATGAACCTTACGCAGATTTTATAGACAAGGGAGTGTCGGGAGTAATGAAAAAGTACAACACCCCTTATAAATATCTAGCTAAAAAACCACCTGCAGGGGCATTGACCAAATGGGTAGCATCTAAACGATTTCAGTTTAGGGATGAAAAGGGAAGGTTTCTAAGCTATAAGACTATGGGATATATTCTCTCGAATTCAATATTTAAAAAAGGTATTAAGCCAAGTTTATTCTTTACGAAACCATTTAAAAGATTATTTGAGAAATTACCAGACAAAATGTTTAATGAGTTCATTGTAGAACTAGACGACTTTTACTCAGGAAAATGATAAATGCAAGATCTCCATATCACGTAGAATACGAGACGATTACTACGACTACGACAACTACGACTACCACCACGACCACTACTACTACGACGACTACATTGCCTCCTACGAGTGCTAGAGCAAGGGTTTATAATTTAAGTAGTACGGAAACTTTAGAGATTGAATATAGAGAAGCGACAAGCCCGAGTGTGGAAACCTATGTTACTATTCAGCCGAATTCTTTTGCTACACTTAATTGTATAGATTTTTCTGTTAATGATTATCATATCGAAAGAAGAAATGGATCGGGTGCTTGGTATTACGAATATTTTGATTTTAATTGCTAATTATGATAAATACAAGAAGTCCTTATTTTTTAACCTTTAGTAGTACGGAATGATTTTTATTTGTGTTCAACCCGCCTCGAAGTATTATGCTTGGCAAGTTGATACGATGTTACATTCTTTTAGGAAGCATAGGCTATTCTTAGAGCATCAGGCTCATATTATTTGTGCGAATAATCCTGAGGAGGAAGAGTTCAAAAAATTAATCCATAAATACCCTGAGGCACAATTTTTCTTTTACGAAGATACTAGGAAAGATCCTGAGTACATATCTAGTATTCGATTTCACTTATTAGAGAAGCATTGGAAGATGTACCCATATTTAGAGGATGCTAGGTTTTTATATCACGATTGCGATATTGTATTAAACAGAATTCCTAAGATCCCGAATGATCGAAAAATATACGTTAGCGATACTAAAAGCTATATTGGATTGGATTATATCAAAAGCAAGGGGGAAGATTACGTTAAATTAATGAGTGACATAGTAGAGATTGATCAGAGTAAATTGCAAGAATATGATCAGGGAGCAGGAGGTTGCCAATATGTTTTCTCAAATGTAGATTGGTATTTTTGGAATGAGTGCTATAGAAACTCAGAAAAACTATTTAAGGAAGTGACAGAGTTGAATGATGCAAAAATTTACTGGAACAAGAAGTTTCATCCTTTACAGATATGGACAAGCGATATGTGGGCGATTCTTTGGAATTTTTGGAAGAGAGATAAAAGAACTTACATATCTAAGGAATTAGATTTTAGTTGGGCAACTGATGCAGTTGAGAGATGGGATTTTACTAATATATGCCATAATGCAGGAGTATCTAGAAATGATAAGGATCTATTTTTTAAAGGCAACTATATCAATGAGAAACCACCTAAGGGATTAAAAATAAATAACAAAAAAGTTTCGCACAGATATTATCAGACTGTATGCGAGGCTATATATAATTAGAAATTATGCCTGTATTAAACAAAGTGGAATTAGATCTATACATCTACACAGGATTATCGAGTGCTTACTCAGGTAATTTGAAATACGAATTAAGCAGAACGAGAATAGGATCACAGGACAATGTATCTTTTGAAATTGCAAACCTAGTAAGGGATTACATTAGCCATAATTTTAACAATGATTATCCTAGCGATACAGTATGGGTTCGAACAGAGGCTAGGTTGTATGATCCCGATGGAGCAGAGTTTAGTACAGGCAGTCCTGATATAGACACCTATTTAGCTAAAGATGGCTATGGATATTTTGAAGATGGAATTAACCCACAGTTATCCGACAATCTTTTAATGAGTTCTAATTACATTTACCTACCCGAAGGTACTGCAGGAAAACTACCAATATTTGCAGAGGGAGTTGGAAAGTT